GGAGGACAAGCTGGTGGATTCTTCATTTGGTCATAATATTGTTGGCATCTGTAATCCCATAGACCCTCTTTTCTTTTTCCTTTTACAGCTTCAAGTACATCGAGCATTTCAGGCGTAAAGTCCATAAAAGTCAGTAGATTCGATAGTCAGTCTGCCCTAAAGTCTCTGGTTTCGCCAAATTAAACTGCTGAAGACATAAATAACCAAATGCGTCAAACGCATGATCAACTCCAAGGTTCTTATTAGGTAATCCTGTATTTGGCGTATAAGTAAGTGTTCTTAAACTCTTGATTAACTCTTTACATCGAGGATGAATATATGTCCTCCGAGCACCACTTGCATCTAATAAAGCTGTATTAACAGCAGTAATTTTGTCTCTAATTTTCCAAGGTGCTCTTGGACTAGAGACCTTGAAACCACTTCTACGCAAGATATTGTGATCAGTGAGACCAACGCCACTGGTCTTTCGTGCGCCCCCTGTCGGGTCGGGGCAGGCAATTACTCGGCGGTCTACCCCAAACCGTCGGGTAATTTCCTCTGCAAAATCCCATGTTGTTGCTCCACCAGTCAATGTAATCTCATCAAAGACATATAAGTTTTCCTTATCTCTCACTGCACAGATGCCGGACATCGGGTCTACGTTGAAATCAACCCCTAATAACAATGGCATTACAGAAATATCCTTCGCTTCAGTCGAAATATTCATGTCCCCAAAAGAAACTGCCACTAATCCACTTAAATTCTCGAAACTTGCCTCAAATTCTTGTCTAAAAGTCCTCGCATCTAATTGTGCCCTAGCTGCTTCGACTTCTTCTGCTGGAACGTTACCCCCATCAACTGTTGTAAAACTCCATCTTTTCCAATTATCAGCCTCACTTTCTTCGCAAAAGCACCACAAGTCATAAAACCAGCTCGCAGTTCCATCAGGTGTGCTTATAAATAATGCCCAGCCCTGTTTATCTGCTAAAGCTGGTCGAATTACCTCGAACCAAACTTCAGCATCCATAAATGCAGCCTCATCTAATACAACTCCCGATAAGCTTCGACCCCTTAGTGCCATTGCATTCTCGGTTCCCTTTAATTCGATCGAAGAGTCGTTAATTAACTCGATTTTTAGATCCGTTTCGTTCTTGGCCTTGATCCACATCTTTGGCACCAGCTTCTTTAGCGTCTTCCACGCAATATCTTTTGCCATTCGATATGTTGGCGCGCAATAAAAATAGGTCTCCCCTGGTTTATCTATCGCAGCTCGCAATAGCTCAACACATGAAAGGTAAGATTTGCCGAATCTCCTTCCGGCTACTAAGACCCTGAAACGATTTGCGTCATTAAATACTTCCCCTTGTGCCCATCGAAGAGTCAAGGGCTCTGCTGTTTTTGTGCTCATAACATAAACAATAGCGGCTTTTTCTACCTCGCCCCTCCCTCATCAATGGCCCAAACCTTCCCTTACCAGGTATCATCAGATCATTCATAGTACTGACAGTCCGTGGCTGAATCGTACCTTCAAGGTTTTAATCCCCCCGCCGAAGAAGCTCCTAAACCTCGCAAATTAGTTGGTCGTGGCTCCGCTGCTTCCATCGAATTGAGAAGACAAAGACTTTATCGTAGACAACTCGATGGCCTTTCCGCTCGACATCTAGTCCTAGAACATGCTGCTAAAGAAGGTATTAGCGAACCAACAGCATGGGTTGATTGGCGCAAAGTAAATGAATGGAATGAAGAGGATTGGCAGAAAGATCGGGAAAATATGCTCTCCCGTCTTCAAACAATGAGAGTAAAACTCTTCAACCAAGCTTTGAAAAAAGGTCAACTTCAAACTGCCGCCCAAGTTCTCGATTCCCTCGGTCGTGTTATTGGTGAATCAGTTGAAACAGTTAACATTAATGCTCCTGAACTTGCAATTAGAGTTGAACAAAAATCAACCCCATCGTGAAAACGACTCTCCTTAATCTCTCGTGTAATAAAAAATCTCCCCTCGGTCATCCCCGTAACCTTTACGCTGAAATATCTGAACAAGGCAAAATCTTAGATTGTTTCTTTGAAACTTTTACTGTTTCCGCTAGAGAAGCTGTACCACTAGGTCTTCGACACCTTTGTTCCTCTTGCCACGCCCTATCTATCTCAGTTATTCAGTTCGGTGATCTTGAAAGACGCTTTAAAAAATGAAAGCCCTCCTAGATCTGATCGGCTCTCTCTTTGTTTATAAATCTCCAGACCCCATTGATGGTTTTCGTCATAATCTCGAATCCCTCCCCTCTAAACAATTAAAACAATTAGCCGGTACTAAAACTCATTACTCGAAGAAAAAACTTGTTCAACTCATAATGCAAAAATCATCTATCTCGTCTATTAGACAAGCATCTTATTTGGCTCTATATAAGTAGGTTCAGAGGGATTCCATATGAACAATCAAAAAGCCGAACCCTCCCCCTA